GGAGTATGTGGGCATTGTGCAGAATCAAGACGTGTCAGTTACCACCATATACGACTTTGGCAGCATACACGACCCTGTGCTGAAACAAAGATTTCTAGAGTTGGCCAATGCCTGGTGGTGGGAGAGCAATAGAAGTATTCCCATCAATATCTTCTTAAAGAAAGACTGGGATGTATTCCGTCCTTGTCTACGCACATTTGCCAACAAAGACTTGGAAATCTTACACGGTCCTGTGTGTAGCCTTGCTGATATTGCACTGAAAAAAGGCAAACGCAAAAGCATTACGCTTGTGCGACGGATGGACTGAGCAGGTTCATGTGTAATGCTACCAAGGCTGCGTAACTGATTGCGTGGCTTTTCTTAAATGTGTAGCCTCGACTTTCATCACCATCCCACACAGAATCAAACACCATGTCCCAGGGCTGCCGTTGCAAGTGTGCCTTGCCTGGCCTAATGATACTGATAAACGCTGCCATTCTTGGAATACTATCCGGGCGCATTGCGCTCAGCAGGTCTGTATAGTTGCCAACGTGTGCTAGTTGTTTTGCCCATTCTGGTTCTTGCCACAGCTGGGACCAAGCAGGTTCTGTGGCCACTGCTGTGGCATAGTGTTCTGGACTGGTAATCAACTGATAAACACTCATGTTCAAAAAGTCAATTTTAAAATAACCCAGTTGTTCGGCAGCTTCGTAGTCGATGGCCGCACAACGATTCACAGGATCCTGCGGAATGTCTGTTACATACACACCCGAGTTGTGCCTGCGTGCCTGCCCTTGCACCGTTTGACGTGCAGGTGTGTGCTGGATTAATTCAAGTAGTTGACTGCGGTCTGCAAAGTCAATGTCAATATCTGCACTCATGATTATGCTTTTTTAATTGTGCGTTTATGTACGCTTCTTCTAATAGATCTCGAGCACTTCCTGTTGGTCTATTAGATATTATATCTTGCACCATTACATCACATTTAATTTTACTGTGCTTGTATGGTTGTCGTTTTAAAAATTCACTGTGGATTTTGACTATCTTATCGTGTTGAGTATATGGTATTTCCGCCCATTGAGCAATCTGTTTGATTTGATCAAGGAATAAATCTGTGTCATAAAAACAACGGAAAGGAAAAATATAAACTTGTCTATTACCATAATTAATCATTGTGTGTTGTTGTTGAATAAACCCTTGTTGGCTAGGATTTTCAAATCCTAATTGAAAAAATTCTCTGAGTACGTGCCTTGGACAATCCGGATGGTCTTTGTTAAGTTCTAATAATTCTAAATTATGAACATTAATACACTCATTACGTATATGCTCCGGCAACAGGATAAAATCATCAAGTGTGTGTATATCGGGCCATGACACATCTTTAACGTTATTGTAACTGGTTTGAATTTGTCCTTTAAAGAAATTGGCAATGATGTTATCTAGTACCCAACGATAACTATCATTATTAAGTTTATTGTAGGTGTCCATTTCAAGATAGTCATTATCATATCCATGGTCGCCAGCTCTTAATAAACTAATTTGATTAAGCGGCAATAAATCATCTTCGGCAATCTGAATACTAATAACTTTTTCTCCCAGTTCTTTTTTAAGAAAAGAATAATGATCGGAAAAAAAAGTCTTTCTTCCAGTATACTTCTTTGCATGAGATGCGCCTGCACTATTAAACGGCAATTGATCATCGGTCAGCCCACACAATGTATTGCAAATAAATTCTAAGAAGTTTCCATGTGCGCCACCTTGAAAGTCAATTTGAATCATGTTACCATCCTGCCTGTGTTAATATTTCTTTAGCATACTCTTGGTCTGCAGAGTAATCCGTAAACTTTTTCTGCCAGACATCCGAGTCAATGTATGGCCAAACCATGGCAATCTGACCAGCATCCAAGGTACTTAAAAACCGTTGTCCGGACTCTGAGTTGTAAATTACCCAAGGACTGATACGACCTGTTGTCACTGCATACACAGTGGCATTGGTGCCGCCATAGCGTAAACAGTCCTGAGCGGGATTGCCTGTTTTCTCTGCCCAGTCGATGCTGTACTCCATTGCACGAGCCAGTGCATCGTTGATGTTTTCTACTTGCAAATAGTATATCAAATATTCTGTGTATACAGCATCGCGGCACCAGTGATCAATCTTTTTGTTTTGTTTCAGTACCCATTCCATAAAACGTGCAGGGTTAATAGCACGTATGGACACACAGTATCGACCAAACTTTACAAATGCTCGGTAGTACGGTGAGTCAGCAAAGTCATCAAATGACTTTAGTTTGGCACTGCCCTGTGTCATTTCATAAAACTTAATGTAGGCTTGAAAACCCAGTTCGACTCCACGCTCCGAACGTTCCTGTCTACGACGACGTGGCTCACAACTATGCACAGTGAGACTTGTTTCCTTGACAAAGTCTTTCCGACAATACTGACAGGTGTAACTCATTTTTTAGTGTCTTGCCCTAACAACTTCATGTGCTCGTCAATTTCTTTTTTGGTGGTGATTGACGCCAGCACCGCAATGTCATCGTCTTTGAGATGCGGATACATCTCTGCCAACTGCTTGCGTATGCCACTGGCTCCGGGTTCTTTTTTCTTAGGAGCAATCCAGGTATGCCTCGGTGTGCCCATGCCAGGACTCACTGTTGTGGCACACAGCCATTGCAGTCCTGGATGTTTACTCAGTGTAAAGAAGTGTTTGTTAAAGCGTTCATTCAGTGCAATGACATAAAACTCCTGCAGTTCCCTTGACCCTTCTACTGCACTACCCCATCGCAACATTAAAAAGTTTGAGAATTTCTTGCGTTCTTCATCTGACAGCTCATTGTAAAAGTCTCGATTCTTACGATCAAACTGTTGCATCTCATTGGCAATGTTTAGTTTATCGCTCATTACCAGGCCTTGTCGTAGTCCACAATTTCGCAATTACGACTAATGTCTTTGACAAAATACACACAGTCTGGCTTGGGATCATCACTCAATGGAATACACAACATCTGTCCATTCTTTAGTTTAGGAGCATACCAGGCCACTTCGTGATACACATCCACAATTTCAATGGTTGGAAAACTTGGCCGGAAACTGCTCAATGGATTGAACTGGAACACTTTAAACCCACGATCGTTGATACTGGTCAATGGCAGTACTTCTAAGTCGCCCACTTCGGGTTCGCCAATCAGCACTTGCCAGTCCATGGGCATGCGTATTTTATGTTCGCCAATTTGTAGTACTAACGCAGGTGCATTAAAACTTTCAAGAAAGATAAGTGGAATATAATGATAGTCGGGATCTTTGGGATCACTGTTGTCAAATATAGCAAACCTCATGTCTTCGACTTCCTCTGGAAGATGGTCGAGGTCGTAGGCTCTGTTTTGGTCAAGTGTTAGTATTCTCATGTATGTATAATACAGTATATAAAGTCAAATGTCAAGTGTTTTTAGTTTTTCATCTACTTCGGCAGCAAATTGACTTTGCCAAGCACGATCGGGCACATGAAACAACGGCGACTTTGTTTGTAGCTCTAGCGGGTATGTTGCTAGATTATTGACCAGTGCATGTGAAGAAAATCTAGACAGTTGGTCTTTGACCAGATCACTGTGTTGGGCTAACATTTTGGTATCTGGCAGATGCAGTTGATATATGCCCAGCGAGTACACAAAAGGAATGTTGCGACTCTTCAACATGCTCAAGGTGCCAATGACTTGCCAAAATGCGCCGATGTTGTCCCATTCAGGATCAGTTAATGACTGGCGCAAGGTCATTAACAATTTCTGGTCTTGATTTAGCAGATGCCGGTGTTGACTGGTTATCCACTGTCGACTAACATCAGTGTTGGTGTTTTCAAATTCAAGTCTTCCAGATCCAGTAAACCCAATTACCACAGCGTCAGCACCAGATGCTAGTCCTTCAACTAGATCACACAGTATCATACCGATTGAATGCCCCGGGTAAGCACGGTTATCCGTTTCATAGCCCGGCAACATTTCAGACCAATGCTGTCCTGGAAACTTAGCATCACTGTAGAAAAAACTGTCCCCAACTATTAACAATTTAGGCTTTTTTACTTCCATTCTAGTTCCTACTGCCGCAAACAATTGACTGTATAGCACAGGAATTTTGTAACAAAGTCAAGCCTCATTCATGATATTATACAGATCCGGCAGGTAATCTTTCCAATCCATACTATGGTAATTTTTTGTGTGCTCCATAAACAGAAAGAATTTTGATCGATTATCTGGATTGTATTCGCAATCAGTCAATGCTGAGATGATATAGTCAGCGTTGGTACCACGGATTCGTTCTATAATTTTTAATTTTTCATCTTCGGTTAATACACTATAATTCAGATAGACAGGATCAATAACATGCGTTACTAATTTGCTACTGCAAATATTTATGGATTCTAAATAGTCTATTGTTCTATTTGTGTCTAATATATTTAACACACTATTTGTCATGTGGTACGCAGTGTCAATATTCATTGATTTGTAAAATTGTATATTCTTTTCAACTTTGCTCCAGACAGTTCCAGTTCGAATAAACTCTGCGCTACTGCCAATTGAATCGATACTGAAATTAACTTGAATATTTTTAAAATCAGCAATCCACGGATACTTTGTCAAGTCCAATGGAATAGTTCCATTTGTGGCAAAACTTATCACAGCTGATCCGTTAGTTTCGTTAAACAATTTTTTTAATTGAACATAAAATTCAGGATTATATATCGGCTCGCCTCCGACAAAACTTGCATATTTTACAGATGACCAATCGTCTTTGGTATAATCATACACTGGACTCGGCAAAACTTTTATAGTCGAAAACTTAATGTCATTCTTCATGGCATAATGTTGTGTACCAGGAGCGGCCAGGGTTACTGGCATATCTCTACTTTCGTTGATCCAACTACTGCTAAGAGCCGGAGTACAAGACCTGCATTGAATATTGCACAAATAGCCCGGAGCCAGCTGTATATCAATTAATCCATCATTTATATCATAGGGTGGCATGTGATATTTGGGTAGTGAATGTTGTCGATACGAGAGTGTGTCACCTTTCCGTGCTTCAACAACACGACATGTGTTGCATAGATCGTGCCATATGCCTTGATCCATACTTTGTTTTATTTCGATATAATGCTTGTTTTTATGCAATGTCGAAAAACTGTCAATTCTGTTACCAGAAGTAGAACGATTACCGGGAATCTCTACTTGGCAACACGGCGACGAAGTCAGGCTTGAATACCCGTGATCCAAGTGAAAACATTTTAGCGGGGTCATTTTAAATTATTTCCATTCTAGTTTCTCCTGAGAAAACGGATAGTTTGCGTCACGATAAAATACTTTACGTTTGGTCAAGTGTCGTTTGGCAAATTTACATGTGCTGGTTATGTCCCAGATCTCTACATGATCTTTGTCTTCCGCTTTTCTAATGCCGCGCCCAATTGACTGTATAACACGGACAAAGCTCTTTCCGGGTTCAAGAAGAACCAAATTAAAAATCCTTGGAATATTAATACCCACAGCGGCCACACCGTAAGTCGCCACAATAATCTTGCCAGTGCTGGTGGCCACTTCGTCGTATTCATCTTGTCTTGCTCCTGCTTTGGTTGCACCTGATACAAACACTGCTCGATCGCCCAGGCGTTCAATCAAAGCATGACCGGCTGCTACACGGTCTACTAATACTAGTGTATTGCCGGTGTCATTGACCTGCGACACCAAGTTGGCAATGGCAGTGAGTCTGTCTGGCTCTTCCAGCAAGAACTTCAACTCACTTTGATAATTTGAAAACTCTGCGTGGTCTACCAACTGCACAATGTTCACATGACACTGTGCCAGCACACCACGATCCTGTAGTTCACTTGCACTGAGTTGGCTAATAACAGGGCCAAGACTGCACTTTAATGCTTGGAACTCAAATGGTTCCTTGGGCACAGTTCCTGTTAGACCCCACCGAATTGGCACTCTAGCCATGATGCCTGTTAACAAGGATTTAAGTGCATCTGCCTTGGCCATGTGTACTTCATCCACCATTACACATACCACGTCCTCAATAAAGTCCTGGATAGTGACATCTGCTACGCCGTTCTTTGTGTTTTTCATTAGCACATTTAAACTTTGCCATGTGCAAATGGTATGTGTCCGGCCATGCTCTTTACGGTCACCAAAGTACACACCAACATTCAAGCCCAAGTTCTTGTAGTCTGCTTCTGTTTGCGTTACCAAACTTTTGTTGGGCACAATAACAATTGAACGTCCATATGGTTCTATACTTAAACTCAATGCCGCTGTCATCAGCGTCTTGCCTGCGCCTGTGGCCACTTCTTGTATGCATTGCGGGTTGCCCAGGAAGTTGTTGATAATCTCAACCTGGTAGTCACGCAACACCACAGGTTCACCTGCCATTGGGTGTGTCTTGGGCCACACCTTATGTGCAAACGAATCTTCTTTGATCTGTGTAAAGTCAAACACAGTAGAATATTCGCGTTGGTCATCTAGTTCAATGTCATAGTTGAACTTTTCTAATATGGGAATAATATCAGGTAGTAAGTTTACATAAGTGCTACCACCAAGTTGAAAGTAACTGACCTTGCCATCCCAGCGACCTAACCTGACCGCAGGCAAATAACGTGCGCCCGGAACGTCATATTTAAATGTGTTTACTAATGCACGCCTGGCGTCAAGTTCAAGCCCTTCCAGTTTAATGTTTACTTCATCTTTAATTTGTATTGTGCATCTTTTCATATTAACATTATATACTTATTATCTCAAGAAGTCAAAAAGACAGACACCTTTTTTAAGGGTGTCTGCCATAAAAGCCCGGGACGGAGCCAACCTACTCCCGGGAAAAAGGAGAAAAAATGAACTAACCAACTACCACGCGAAAACCTTGATCACGCTGTTCGTCTGCTTCATACTGGGTATCCACAGCAAACAAAAACAACTCACCATCATAAATCTTGTACATTTGGCACTCCTGTCAATAAACTTCTTTTACTACATCGTACTTCTCTGCAGGCCATTTTGCCCGGAACTCTTCTGATTTGACATAGTCGTTGTATGCCTTGGCATCAAAAAATGTTTTACGGAACACTGACGTAAACTGGCCTTTGGGTGTTACTGTTAAGTAAACAGACTTGGCTTTTCCTGACATATCAATCTCCAAACATTAAAATTATAAAAGCATAAAGCAAAGACCACCCAAGGTGTCCCAACATTAGCAACATTAGGACACCTATCCAGGCCATATTAGGCACTCTTCATGCAAGTGGTCTCTGACATGCGTTTCCAGTTGCCAGGAAAGCTCTTGCGCAAGTCTGCAATCTTAAGCGCCATACGCAAAGATACCTCACGCAAACGATCTTTGTTCACATGCATAAAGTCAATGATATCATCTGATGCATACTCGTCAAAATCGTAGTCTGCAAACAACACGCCATCTTTGGCAATCTGTTTGATACGCAACAACTTGTCACGCATGGTGTCCAAGGTCAAGTCCAGGTAGTGGCAACGACTTTGCAGTGCATCCAAGTGGTCCCGCAACTTCTGGCTCTTCATCTTGTCAAACTTTAAGTTAGTGATAAAGATAACACTGCCTTTGAATTCAAAACGTTCTGGAATGCCTTCTCTGCGCAAAGCACTGCTTTCTGATAACCAGGAGATCACACGCTTCTTGCCCGAATCCAAGGCACCTTTGAGCAGGTTAAGTGCAACGTCATCTAACAAGATGCTGTCACAGTCGTCAAAAACAATCACACTGTTGGCGTCAGAATACTTGTACAAGGTTTGGTACAGGCCAATTGGAGTGGCACTGCCTTTGACTACCTCTGCACGGAGTCGCTTGCCTGCAAGTTTATCAAACAAGCAGGCCTTGTCAATTTCTTGTTCTACACCAAAGCTCTTGCCCACACCCGGAGGGCCGCTAACGATCATAGCACGGATGTCGCCTGTCACAGTGGCCTTTGTCATCTCGTGCAGGATGTCAAAACGCTCACGGATACGATCCATAGCTTCATCATCGGTCTCGTTAACTACTGGGACGGGGTTTTCAATCTCGGCTGTAGGTGTGGTACTCACGGAATCTCCATTTACATATTCAAAGTCTCGGATGGAATTTACCCGGATACGGATGGTATCGGGGCAATCGGGAAAGGCACCGTTGTTTTTTACGGTTACATAATTGCCCTTGGCGCCAGATGTAAAACCTGACACAAGAGTAAAGGCAGTGTTACGGACAGGGTTCTTGCGATACTCGCCGTTAACAATACGAATGGCACTCATAGTTGGCTCCTTTTTGTGCGTTAAAATTGTATTATAGCAGATGTAGAATTAAACGTCAACCGGGGCAAACATCTTGGCACCCGATTCCATCACTGCACGATATGCTTCCATTGTTTTTTGTGTCTGTGCAAGTGGACTCTTTTGGATAAACTGCATCATTTCCAAAAATCCCATACCTAAAAATTCTGCATCTTTTTGTATAACTTTGATTGCTGTGGCTGTCTGCATTTTGGTTCCTTTTTGTTAATCTATGCTATATTATAGCAAATTGAGAATATTCGGTCAACCACTTGAATTGTGGCTTTTTTACAACAAAATCTGCTTATTTTTTAAGCAATTCGTACAGTCTGTTGTTGATTATATCCATCTCTGCCTGTTCTACGTAAAAATCTGTAGTGGGATCGTAGTAGGCGCCTTGTTTGTTGTCATAATACAACACTTGTCCAGAGAAGTTAAACGGCCCTTCTAGGCCAGGACGAGGACCGTATTTTTGACGCATTTGGTCTGTGGTGTCAACTACCATGTAACCCATCTTGTGTTCCTTTTTACTTAGTATGCCACTATTATAGCAAATTGGGAATTTTCAGTCAACCATAAAAAAACCCTACATAATGCAGGGTTTTTATTGTGAAAATACGTTATAAATTACACAGGTGCTGGCGGGTTAACACTTGAAAACACAATTGTTGTGAATGTAAGCACTGATGCGGCGGCCATATAGATATATAAGTGTCCGTCTGTTTCTGGAAGCAGAACTCCATTTATTACTTCTGTTGTTCGGTTATCGTCACACAGCTCTGGTGTCAACCCATATGCAAATGTAGTTTCGTCATGAATATACCAGCCGCCTTTGGCTGCTACGTCTGCTTTTATTTGGGCCGGAGCCGACGATATAGTGCCCGAAGTAACATATGCAAGTTCTTCTGGGGTTAATGCAGGATTAATAATTTTTGCATAATTGTATTTGAACATGCCAACATGTGCCACTCCAGAAGCACATGTTACCACCACTGGCAATTGAGTATCTGTACCAGCTGAGTCGTCAAATGTATATGCAAATTCGCACAAAAAACCATCGGGCTCGCCAATGGCACCCTCGCTAAATGTTCCGTTGAATACTTCAGTACCATTTACTGTTACTGTCCCTGTTGCCGGTAGAACGCTAAGGTTGCCTTTTAATTTGAATAATCTCTGAGTCATTTGATATCTCTCCTGTTAGTGTTATTTATCATTGCCAATGATCTATTACCGCCGGGTCTGTGATTTCGTGTGGTTTTGGACTGCCGTGAAACACCAAAATACTGGTATTGTCATCTACTACAGTTCCAGTGTTGGGAGCCAAGTACTTGCGTTTTGAAAAATTAAACCCGCCATCCAAACACTGCCAACGCCAACTTTTAACCCAGTCCGTGTTAAAAAATCTACGATTTCCAACTGGTATTATTGCTGAGATCAAGTCTTGATCACCTCGATATTTGCTGGTAAATTGCCTAATATCTTGGCTAACCACTTCTTTCCAAACATGCTGATAGTGTTCAGTGTTCCACCACATCACACTGGTGTTCGATACTGTGCAAGTATTTTTCCACAGATATCTAAAATCTCTCACTGCCCAGAAATGTCGCTGTGGTAATTGCCAAATCCAATCAATGTTTTTTGTAATTACGGTGTCTAGATCAAAGTACAGTAAAGGACCCGAATGATGTTCTGTATTAAACAACTGTAGCTTATACCACCAGGATTTTTTAGGACCTGCAAAGCCCCAATCAATCAAAGCATGTTTGATCATATGGTCTGGAACTATTCTGTTTGCTTCTGTATAAACATGCAGTCTTACTGGGCGACTTAGATTCCTACACAACATACTGTGCAGTCGTTCTACATAATCCCAGGTATATCCGTCGCCGTGTATCACACAGGCACAGTCTAGTGGGTTGCTATCGGGCATCATTTGATATTTACCGTTATATACACACATAAATATCTTTATGAAAATAGTTATAGTAACCGGCGGGTTTGACCCTATACACTCTGGACACATATCCTATCTCAATCATGCTAATCATTTAGGTGATCATGTGGTTGTGGGATTAAACTCAGATTTGTGGCTCACACGCAAAAAAGGTCGCCCGTTTATGCCTTGGCATGAACGTATGACAGTGTTAGATAATCTGCACATGGTGGACGACGTCATTGAGTTTGATGACTCAGATGGCACAGCATGTGATGCTATTCGCCTGGTCCAAGAAAAATACCCCAACGATGAAATCATTTTTGCCAATGGCGGAGACCGCACACCGGATAACATTCCAGAACAGGTGTTTGACGATGTGGAGTTTGTGTTCGGGGTGGGCGGAGACAACAAGGCCAATTCAAGTTCGTGGATACTAGAGGAGTGGAAAACTCCCCGGACCTCACGTGCCTGGGGTTACTATCGTGTGTTACACGAAGTTGGTGCAACCACCAAACTCAAAGAACTAACTGTGGCACCCAAGACATGTCTAAGCATGCAACGCCATGATCAACGTGCTGAGTTTTGGTTTGTTGCCGAAGGAGAAGCCGCGGTGTATACCTTGGATAATTCCAGCGATCACGATCTTGTTGGACACTTTGCTGTGCATGATTACGTCTGGATTAAAAAAAATCAGTGGCACATGTTGTGCAACGAAACTGATCAACCGCTTCGACTAATCGAAATTCAATACGGTGAAGACTGTGTGGAAGAGGATATTGAACGACGATGAAAGCAATACCAGTGTACGTTGGGTACGATCCAAGAGAAGCCATTGCTTTTCACACCTGTGCCAACTCAATCATACGGCATGCATCAAAGCCTGTGGCTATTATTCCAGTGGCCTTAAACTTGTTTCGAGACTACGAAGAAACGCACACAGATGGCAGTAATCACTTTATCTACACACGATTTCTTGTGCCTCACCTGCAAGAATACACAGGATGGGCAATCTTTATTGATGGTGACATGATTGTACGCGGTGATATTACTGAACTGTGGGAGTTACGAAATCCTTATAACGACGTTATGGTGGTCAAACACGATTACAAAACACGCATGCCTGTAAAATACTTAGGAGCACGAAATGAAGACTACCCACGTAAGAATTGGAGCAGTGTAATCTTATGGAACTGTAATAGTTTTCCTAATCGTAAGCTCACGCCAGAATTTATACAAAAATCCACAGGCAGTGAGCTCCACCGCTTCTCGTGGATAGATGATGAACGTATTGGAGAATTACCCCCTGAATGGAACTGGTTACCTGATGAATATGGCGTGAACAAAGATGCTAAACTGCTACACTACACGCTAGGCACGCCTTGTTTCC